TATGTCCTCCTTTATTTTGTTGGGGTAACCCATACCGAAACACACCATTCTGTTGTTTCGGTATAAGCTATCCAATAAAGGACAACATACCGACCGACCGAGCGACCGACCGACCGAGCGACCGACACTATACACGAGTTTTTAGGACGGTTTTTACTACACTTTCAAAAAAAAAAAAAAAAGAGTGGTTTATACCACTCTTTAATGCTTCTGTTTAAACAATAAGCATTTCATGAATAATATCGATAATTTCGGGGCTTGTCAGTTTCTCTCTAACATATGCTACTGTTTTACTAACTCTTTGTTGCGATATGCCGAGCTTTTCCGCTGTGTACGCTTGACTATATCCCTGTATCAAAACAAGCTTGTAAATCGATTCTAGCGTATTAAGATTGACATTGGAACGCGCTGCATCTTTAAGATGTTTTAAAATAGCTTCAATCACCGTTGACGATTCTATCCGAGCAAGGGCTTCGTTCTCTGCCGTTTTGTTTTTCACATCGGCAATATCTATTTCCGTCCATTCGCGTTTTTGCCGATGTATATATCTTTGTACGGCCCGATAAACAGAGTGTCTAAAAAGGTTTACATCCGCGAAAGAATTAATTACCCCGAGCCGATATAAAAGAATCATGTGTTCTGTGGCTTCTTGAATTAAGTCCGAAGCTTCGACATCAACGAGTTTGTGCGCGTCTAGTGCTTCAACATATTCCTTCCAGTATTCAGTATTTTCTAGCTTTTCAACTGGTTTAAGTAATTCGATTCTGTATCTGCGGTTTCCGTTCCTTTTCATTGTATAAGTTTGTATGCGCTTTTTTTGTGATCTGTGGAGTATATACTTTTTATCAATGTTCGTTGATACGTCTGCTCGTGTGCGGTTTCCGTTTTTCATGACTTGCAATGTCTCACACATTAATTGCCATATACGCTCGTGTCCTGTATTTTTGTACACCTGATTAAGTGCCGTATAAACATATGTTGGAGCTTTATATGCCATATAAGAGACTGCCATGTTCGGAATTTCATCGCGCGACATGGCTTCATACTTTAAATTGCCTTTGTAAAGCAATTCGGATTTTTTTGATAGATACTGTTCACCGTTTTTTCTTATTGCTACTTCATGCCAGATACCCCTTGCGGTTTCTTGTTTTGCGTATCGTCCGTTTGCGTACTTTACACGGATTACAAGCGCGGTTTTTTCGGTCGTGTGTTTCATGTGTTTTGCTCCTCTCTTTCGTTATAAAATTTTCAAAGTGCCCGTGCGGGTTTATGTCAATTATTATAATCCATGCCGCCGATTTTGTATATCGGCATTTTGCACAAACTTACTTGTACATTTTGACGGTTTAATTTCAAAGTGCTTTGTTCTTGCTATCGCACATTAAAGTAGCTTGGTTATGGTATTTTCGCGGCGATTCGCGGCGCAGACGGTGCCAGTCGCTCCATCTCCCATCCCCACCCAAAAAATCCATCACACCACAATATTTTGTGTTATTACGCATTATAACAACCTATATATTGATTTCTTTTTTGTTTTTTAGGATCGCAATGTTTTTGTCAAATGTCATAAAACCCCACATAAACTTAGAAGGAAGTTTGTGAAAAATTATTTCAAAAAGTTTTGTGATTTCCTTCTGAACGTGGGGTTTAATATGTTATAATTAATTATAGCCAATTGATAGTTGACTTATTTTTTCGGTTTTTAATATATTATTATATATTATGTTTTGGATGTTAACGGGATCGGTGAGCAATGGAGCCGACCGTAAGAACCAAAAGGATCGGGTCGTGAACGGCTTGGTCGGCGGGGTGTGATGAGCGGACGCTCACATAAATGTAAGGGCAAAACAACAGCAGATTTAATACAATCACAAATTGGTTTTTGTCTTTTAAGGACAAACCCCCGATCCCCTGAGCCCCAATGGGTTTCGAGAACTTTTACAACCTCAAAGGTTGTAAACGGTCATAAACCCGCATCTCACACGCAGCTCAAACACGCATTCAGAATTACATTAAGGAGTGTTTTTTATGGCAGAAGTTATTCATCTGGATTTTTCTAACAGCGCAGGCGGAGCAATAGACCTTAACTCCCTTAAACTCAGCGGCGTCCGCAAGCTCTCCCCGGGGCTTATAGCTCCCCCCAGGGAAGACTCGCTCTGCGAGCTTGCGCCCGAACACGCGGCGGAACCCATTAAGAGCATGGATGATATTATAAGGATCTCCAAGTACCTTGTATCAAACGGAAGGTACCGTGACAATATGCTCTTCATCGTTGGTATCAATTTCGGGCTCAGAGTCAGCGATCTTCGCGTGCTGCGGTTCTCCAACCTGATAAACGACAACTGTACGTTTAAGGACAGCTTCCCCGTATTTGAAAAGAAGACCCGCAACACTCGTAAGCGCAGGAAGAACAGGTACATAACCATTAACAGCGCGGTAATAGAAGCCGTAACTTTATATTTGGAGCACACCCCGGGCGTGTGCCTCAGCGACTACATGTTCCGCAGCGTTTCAAATCGCGGCGGGAACCTGAACGAGCCTTTAGCCACATGGTCTGTAGACCGCATACTCAAGGGTATTGCGAAAGACCTTGATTTGAATATGAAGATGTCTACCCACACCTTAAGAAAGACGTTTTGCTACTGGATGATGGTGCAGGGCTACAACGACTCCAGACGGCTGCTTCTTCTGCAGAAGATGCTCGGGCACTCTACTCCCGCGCAGACTCTCGATTATATAGGACTGACCGGAGAAGAGATAGAGAACGCATACCGCAATCTCAACCTGGGCAGCTCTGACTGCGGGTGGCTTGTTGACAGCAACATCGGCGAGTCGGATGAGATGCTCGGCTAATAATACAAATACAAAAACAGCCGCACGGTTTGCCCGGAGGCTAAGAAAGGATGATATATATGTATATGGAAAAGTGTGAGAAAGGGGGCGGTTCACCACGGTAAAAGTGTGCGATGCCATTATGGGCAGCGGAAAATCCAGCGCTGCCATCACATACCTGAACGAGCACCCGGACGAGAAGTTCATCTACATCACTCCGTACCTGAGCGAAGCGAACAGGATAAAAAGGGAGTGCCCGCATATGCACTTCGCCGAGCCCAGCAATAAGCTGAAGCAGTATGAGTTCAAGAAATCCGTCCATACTGCGGCTCTGATTAAGGAGGGGCGGAACATCACGACAACGCACCAGGCGTTCAAAGGCTACACCCCGGCAACTCTGGATGATATACGGAAACAGGGTTATACGCTTATAATAGATGAAAACGTGGATGTGCTTGAAACATTCGAATTTCACACCGATGATCTTCAACTCGCTGTGGAGGCCGGATATATTAAGGACAACAACGGAGTGTATTCCGTTACTGATAAGGAGTACAGGGGGCGGGCTCTTGCAGACCTGTTCGGTCTGCTTCGTTCGAGAGAGCTTATTAAGATGACAGACAAGGACGAGAACAGCCTGTTTTACTGGGCGCTGCCGCCCGAACTTCTTACTTCGTTCAACGACGTTTTTATTCTGACCTATATGTTCGAAGGTCAGAGCCTGCACTACTTTATGGAAATATATAATATCCCGTATGAGTACATCGGAATAGAACGGACTGAGAGCGGGGGCTACCGTTTTGGTAAATACCCCGGCTATACGCCGGAGTATGTCAGCCGGCTTAAGGATATGCTTCATATTATGGAGCGGGACAGGATCAACGACGTCGGAGACGACTACCACGCTCTATCGGTAAACTGGTTTAAGCGCGGCGGAAGCGGCGTCGAACAGCTAAAGAGAAACGTAATAAACTGCTACAATAATATATGGCGGGATATTCCATCAGACCGGAGACTCTGGGGTTCGTACAACGGGGCTTACAACGCCATTAAAGGAAAGGGTTATACAAAATCCTTTCTTACGTTCAACGCAAAAGCCACGAACGATTTCAGAGACAAGGACTGCCTTGTCTATATTGCAAACCTTTTTATGAACGTAAATGAAAAGAAGTTCTACCAGATGCACGGCATCGATGTCAATGAAGACGTTTATGCGCTCTCCATTATGGTGCAGTGGATATGGCGGTCTGCAATAAGGGACGGCACTGAAGTCTATTTATACATACCGAGCAGGAGAATGAGAACGCTGCTCATTGATTGGATAGAAAGCTTAAGCAAGGAGGAAGGTACGGTTGGCTAAGAGTTGCTCACGCTGCTGCTTCCGCGATGTGTGTTGCGCGGGCAGAATATGCGAATATTACGCTCCTGCGGACGTTGAAGACGAAGAAGAATCTCTTCTGGAAGCCGTCGAGCAGGACAGGAAAGAATTCTACAAAGCATGGTTTCTATACATAAAAGAATACTCTGATTAATTTTTTTTGACGTTAGAATATGATTCTAAGCCATGATGATAAGGGGTGGTAGGATATAAGCAAACAGTTGGTGTGCCAGAAGTATATATATAAGATCCACAGCAGCCGCCTTCGGAGAGAGAAGTGGAAGCTTACGCTGCCTATTTCCGAGGCAAGAAGAAATGAAGAGATCATATCGATTGCCGACAGCCAGATACTGAGATGGATAGACGAGCTGAACGGAATAACCGACGCGGATGACAGAGCCCGCGAGATCAAATACAGAATAAGACAACTGCGCAGGGAGCCGGGCGGGACTGAAAACAGAAGAGCCATCAAGCAGCTTTATGCCGAGCTGGACGATATTCAGTTTAAGCCGGATTACATGTGTTTGATAATCGACAAGAAAAAGGATTACCATAGAGCCTGCCATGGATTTACTATAAACAATATAAAGTATAAGCGCCTGCTTGGTACAAACGGCGGCATCAAGAATTCAACCATCGTTTTTGTAAGCGAACGCCTTTCGGAAGAACTGAAAAGAAGAATAGAAAACGACAGAGATCCCAATAAGGAGTTGGTGACGGCGAAGCTCGAAGCGTACCGCGCTCTTACGTGCAGTGCATCAAACCCGGTCTCAATGCCCCATGGGATACTTGTGGTAAACGATGTGGAAACACAGTTTGTTTCTGATATTATTTCGCTTACAGACGAGAACGCCGGGGAGCCGGTGATGAAAGAAGAGACCGGACGGCTCATTACAATGGACGCATCGGACGGGTTCGGAATAATGCTGCCCTCGCTTGCGGAAAGGTGGAGCCGGGAGCTTGGACTTGATTATATCGTAAGCGGCGTAAACACCAGATTCTCTTTTGAAAAGGGCATGGCTTTCACGTTCGACTTCATAGACTTCGCGGAAAGAATCGCCGGTAATTATATAGTAAAGGACGCATGGGGAAACGACGTCGACGTGCGCGAAGTCGAGCTGATAATGACCGTATCAATGGTGAAGCTGTGGGACAGTTATAAGAGCTGTGAAGATTACCTTGAAAAGTCTGTTAAGAACGGATATACGTTCGGCGTTGCGAAGACGTGCCCGGAAGAACTCGAAAACGAACGCAACCTTAATTACCAGTTCATCCAGAGCTACGAGCTTACAGACGAAGATATAGAAGAGCTCATATCCCCCACGATGGACGAGATCAGGGACGTGCTTCGCGGAGACTGGAGAAAGACCATCCTGTTTCTCAAGGGCTCCGGCCTTAACAAGAACAACATCGCCGCTGCGGATGACGACTATATCAAGGCGCTGATGATAGACAAAAGGATGATAGACGACCCGTTTATTCAAAACGCCATATACCAAACGATACGTAACCGTATCAACGAAGCAAAGGTAGGAGTATTAAAAGTCCACGGCAATTATTCCATCGTCTCCGGAGATCCGTATCTTCTCTGCCAGAGCGTATTCGGTCTGGAGAAGACGGGGCTTTTAAAGGCCGGAGAGATCTACAATAAATACTGGGCGGACTGTGGAGCCGAGAAACTTGCCTGCTTTCGCGCTCCGATGACTTGCCACAACAATATAAGGCTAATGCGCCCGGTCGATAACTCCGACGCCAGATACTGGTATCGATATATGAACACCGTGACAATATTCAACGGATGGGATACAACCTTTGCGGCTCTGAACGGGATGGACTCCGATGGGGACATCGTAATGCTTACCGACAACCGTGTACTCGTGGAAAGGCTTACTCCGCTGCCTGCGCTCATGTGTATACAGCGCAAAGCACAGAAGCGTGTATCTGCGGAAGAAGATTTCATAAGGTCGAACATAGAAAGCTTCGGAAATGAGATCGGGCAGACCACGAACTGGATAACGAGCATGTTCGAAGTCAGATCAGGATTTGCCCCCGAGTCCGATGAATACAAAATGCTTTCATACAGAATAAGGTGCGGCCAGCTCTACCAACAGAATTCCATAGATAAAGCAAAAGGGATTGTTTGTAACCCAATGCCCAGAGAATGGCATGATAGACACGCCGTGTATGAAATAGAAGATCCGGATGTCAGAGAGTTGTACAGAAGGATCGTCGCGGATAAGAAGCCTTATTTCATGAGGTATATCTACCCGGCTCTCATGAAACAGTACAATACATACATTAAGAATACCGACAGAAATGCGCTGAGAGAATTTCAGCTCACTGTTTCGGAACTCCGTTCTCTTCCGTATGAAGACCTTACGCCCAGGCAGAAGGAGTTTCTGAAATACTATGATTACAGAATGCCCGTAGGAGTCGGCGACTGCATCATGAACAAGATATGCAGGCGTTTTGAAGCGGAGTTTGACGGGTATGTGGGAAAGCACAATTCTACATACAAGTTCGACTACAGTATTATGAGAAGCTCTGCTCAGTATACGAATTATCAGTTCCGAGCAATCAAGAAGCTCTACGAGAACTACAATAAAAGGCTCAGCAGTTATGCAATATTTGCAGACAGCGAAAGAGTGGACGAATATGACTCGTACGCAATGTTCTGTGCGATAAACGACGAGTTCAGGAAAGAGTGCCAGCTTGTATGTTCTGACGCAGACGCTCTCTGCAATATTATTCTGGACATATGCTACACCAGGAACTCAACAAAACAATTTGCGTGGAGTATGTGCGGGTCGGAAATCATACATAATCTTTTGATACATAACAACAACACGATAACCTTTCCGGTAAAAAACAGTCAGGGCGACATAGAATATTGCGGCGAGAAGTTTGCCGTAGAATCCATACAGATCGGAGTGAGTGAATGAATATTGTATTAAATGAACATAAATGGGCGAAGGACATGATAACATCCCGAAGCCTCGGAAAGAAGCCCTTTGAGACCCTGAGCCGCGTGGCAAGGTATTATATAGACAACGACTGTCCGAAGAAAGAAGTAAGAAAGATGCTCGATTCGTTTTTGCTTCAGTGTGAGCCGACGGCGTCTCTGCCGAGGTGGTCTGACACAATAGACTATGCTTTGGACAGGGCTCTTAAAAACGATGCGATCAAAATAGATTATATCTGCATTACAAAGCCGGAGATGAAAAAAATAGACTCTCTGCAGGGACGTCAAATAAGACGGCTCGCGTTTACACTCCTGTGCCTGGCGAAATACTGGGACGCCGTAAATCCGCGCGGAGACCACTGGGTCAACAGCAAAGACAGCGATATAATGCGCATGGCAAACATCAATACGTCTATTAAGCGCCAGAGCCTTATGTATAATACGCTTAATGCGGCCGGCATGGTGCGGTTTTCAAAAAAGGTGGACAACACCAATGTCAGGGTTTGTTTTATTGAAGACGGCGACACGGCTATTAAGGTTTCGGATTTCAGGAATCTCGGATATCAGTATTTAAAGTACCACGGAGAGCCATACTTCAAGTGTCAGAACTGCGGCATTACCACAAAATACAACAACCCTACAAAGGGAACCAATCAGAGATATTGTTCCTCTTGTTCCGTTGAAGTTGTTACACAGCAGAAGATCAACTCCGTAATGCGTATTCGCGGCGAAGAAAACAAATGTCCGAACGATAAGAAATACACGGTTTATATGCATGTATTTCCGGATAAAAAGGTGTATATCGGTCTCACCGAAAAGACTCTCAGAGATGCGTGGAGCAACGGACATGCGTACCGCAGTTCATCTTTATCCAATGCGATAGAATCATACGGGTGGGATAATGTAAAACACTATATTATTTACGAGTGCTCCGACAAAGGCAAGGCGGATACAGCAAAGGCGTTCGCCATTAAAAGCCGGCGCTCATACATACCGAAATACGGCTACAACACAAACTACGCCGGTTATACTAAGGTGCGGCAAAATGACAGCCCCGAACTTATCAGCGTTGAAGTGGACGGAAACGGACGCCGCGTTGACTGATTATATCAACCGACATGAAAAAACAGACACCCCCGAATGCCCTGAGCCCCAGGGCATCCGGGGTTTTTTGATGAGATACTTATATGATGGGTATATCACGTCCGGTATTACTTAGGACGTTTTATTTCCAATAACTATAAATAAGAAGAAAAGGATGAAGGGTGTAAATGGTTGCAATTAACAAGATGGAAAAGGATGCCATCAGGGAACGGTTCCCGAATGTATACATTGCCAGAACGATGAAGCAGAAATCGAAAAGGCATAAGTATTATTGTGAAGAAAACAGACAAGTTATGAAGTTCCTTGACAGGCTGCGCGGAGAAGAAAGCAATACGAGAACAAAGGGGGATGGTTTCCATACTGCCGGAAAGAATGCAAGATGAAACCCAGTACCAATACCACAAAAGGCTTATATACGGAAAACTTGTAGACAGAACGCTGTCAGACTCGGACTACACAGAATTATCCGAAGCGGTATACGGGGAGTCTTTTTCGAGTGACGTCGCCCGGCGTATGATGTACGGGAGCAGAAGAACGATTGCTCTTCTGGAAGCCGACAAACTTAACAGGCTCGAGCGGGACGACGGCAAAGAAGATCTTCTCTCTGAGATAGACGAGAAGATGTTAGAACTTCGCAAGGAAAGACAGAAGATGTTTGATCAGCGCACCGCGCTAAACAAAGTAATAAGAGAACGAGCCAGACAGGAAGAGCTGAACGAAATACTCATATCGTCCATACAGTCCGGCAATCTTCCGGAACTGAAATATGAGCCGGTGAATATTCAGCAGTCCGACAACGACCTGCTTGTCAGCCTTAACGACATACATTATGGAATGGACGTATCGAACGCATGGAATACATATAACCCCGAAGAGTGCAGACTGATGATGTGCAAGTATCTCGACAGGATCATCGATATAGCAAAAAGACACGGGAGCGAAAACTGTATTGTTTTCAATAACGGCGACAGTATAAGCGGAAAGATACATCTGACCGTACAGCTTGCTAACAGAGAAAACATTATTGAACAGATAAAGGGTGTGTCCGAGATCATCTCTGCATTCCTGGCTGTTCTCAGTCCCCATTTTAAAACCGTTAAATTTGTCAGCGTATCAGGCAATCACAGCAGACTCGACACCAAGGAGAATTCTCCTATAGACGAGAGACTTGACGACCTTGTCGAATGGTACCTGGCAGCTAGGCTCAAGGACTTTGAAAACGTCGTTATAAACGGCGCCGATAAAATAGACAGCACCATGTATCTCCTGGACATTCGCGGCAAAACGTATTGCGGAGTGCACGGGGATTTTGACGGAACTCCGGATAAGATTTCAAATCTTCAGAAGATGGCAGGCAGGCCTCTGTATGCTGTGCTCTCGGGACATAAACACCATAACAAGATAGACAGTATTCAGGGAGTTAAAACGATCATGGCCGGGTCATTCCTCGGCATGGATGACTTTTGTGTTGAAAAAAGGATATACGGAGTGCCGGAACAACTTGTATGTGTTTGCAACTCGGATGGCATAATGTGTTCCTATGATATACAACTGTAACATTATATATAGCGCATATCAACGGAACGGGGGTGAGTTGTGTTGGGGCGCAAGACTGTTATGAACAGAATAACAAGCGATGAAAAAACGGCAAAGATCAACAAGAACAACCTTCGCTTAAAGGACGATTTTCTTATATATCTTAAGTCGGTTCAAAGAAGTCCCGGCACAATTTCGGGATATGATAATGACCTGTTGATCGTGTTTACATATGTAATGGAGCATCTTGACAATAAAGATTTTCAGAAGCTTACGAAGCGTGACTTAATCGGACTGCAGAACTGGCTGATCTCAAATCAGAATTCGAGTGCGAGAATCCGCAGGATAAAAGCTGCGATAAGTTCGTTATCAAACTACTGTGAAAACATACTTTCTGACGACGACCCTGATTTTGAGGGATATCGTTCCATAGTAAGAAAAATAGAAAATCCTCCCCTTCAGACCGTGCGAGAAAAGACCGTCTGGGAAGACGAAGAGCTTGAAAGTCTTCTTGATACGCTCACTCAAAACGGTCAGTACAAGAAGGCTTGCTTCGTTGCGCTGGCAATGTACGGCGGGAGAAGAAAATCTGAGATATGCAGGTTTAAGCTGAGCGACTTTACGGAAGACAGGCTGGTATGCGACGGAGCTTTATATAAGAGCTCCCCTATTCTCACCAAGGGTAATAAGTATCTTGAATGCTACACCCTTGCGAAGAAATTCAAACCCTACCTTGATAACTGGATGAAGCAGCGAAATGAACTTGGTATCGAGAGCGACTGGCTCTTCCCGGACAGTAAAGATCCGTCTCTGCCGATACAGATATCCACACTGAATAGCTGGGCGCAAACGTTCAGCTCCATAACCGGCAAGGACTTTTATCCGCACTCTTTAAGACATTTCTTTGTATCTGCTCTTTCCAGAGCCGGGATACCTGATAACGTTGTTGTGCAGATAATCGGCTGGACGTCATCCGAAATGTTTAATATTTACAATGACAATTCCAAAGACGACCAGATAGCTCAGTTCTTTAAGGACGGAGAAATATCTGTGCCGAATAAGAAAAATTTTGAAGATATATAAAACATGAATTAAAGGAGAATATATGAATAGAAGGGAACTTGTTAGGCATATTGCAACAGCAATGCGCGAAAATAACATTAGAAAACCCATATCGTCACCGAAGCATGTTTTCCATATTTCGGACGATGAAGGGAATACCAAAGACTTTATTATAAAGAAGACGGATAAGACCGTAATGTATACGATAGAAGACATCGATGCGGTGCTCGATGCGTGTCTCAGCATTATCGAAGATTCTTTAAAACGCGGAGAGCCCGTGACGATACGCGGGTTTGGAACACTCGGCCTTAGATACAGAAAAGCTAGGAAAACACGCGGTATGATATCCGACGAATGGGTAGATGTCGCCGCAAGATATGTCCCGAAGTTTTCATTTGGAGACAGACTTCGTTTTTGTGCAAAGATGTACGAGCTTTCCTTGCAGGATGGTCAGTATACAGAGCCGCTCCCCGTGTTCGATGAAGACGGCGAGGGGGACAGTGATGAGTAATGCCCATTGAAGTAAATACGGATCGTGCGATATGTAATAAGTGCGGAACCGCCTTCGGAAGACGAAAGGGCAACTTTCCCGTAAGCTACGCGCAGACGCACAAAGGCACGGGATACACACCGATTTGCAAGACATGTATCGATACGATGTACAATACATATCTGTCTCAGTGCAAAAACGCAAAAGACGCAGTCAGACAGATGTGCAGGAAACTCGACTTGTACTGGAATGAATCTGTATATAATTCGGTTGAAAAGAAAAACACGACCCGTTCGATGATGACTCAGTATATCGCAAGAATAAGCAGTATTACATATGCGGGAAAGTCGTATGACGATACGCTTGCAGGCGAAGGTACTTTATGGTCTTTTGGCAAAATAGAGACAGCCCCGGTCGTTGATATTGAGACAGCAGACGACAACCCCAAAACAGACACCTCAGAAAATGAATACGATATCCCGGAAGAAGTAATTGCCTTCTGGGGGCCGGGCAACACGCCCGCAATGTACGCAGAACTCGAACAGAGAAGAAAATACTGGATGTCGAAGCTTCCCGAAGGATATGAACTGGATATCGGCACCGAGGCGTTAATCAGACAGATATGTTCTACGGAAATAGATATCAACCGAGACAGAGCCGCAGGCCGAAGTGTTGATAAAAATGTAAAGGTGCTTGAGGGACTCTTGGGAAGCGCCAATTTGAAGCCGGGACAGAAAAAGCAGGACGAAATGGACTCCACGTTGTCCAGCACTCCCCTCGGGGTTTGGCTTTACAGATATGAGAACAAACGACCCCTGCCTGAAATAGACGACGATCTGAAAGACGTTAACGGCTTGAGACGATATGTGTTCACATGGATGGGTCATCTCTGTAAGATGCTTGGTCTTAAGAACGCTTATTCCAGGATGTATGAAGACGAGATCGCCAGGCTCAGGGTCGACAAGCCCGAATACGACGGAGACGACGACGAGAGCTTCTTCGAAGAGATTATGCTGGACGAGCCTCCGGGATATGAGTCCGGAGAGGATTCAACATGAGCAGATATCAACGGGTGATGGAGGGCGCTGCGTACTGGGGTTCGTTTTATAGAAACAACGTAGACAAATTTGCCGAAGACTACTTACATCTAAAACTGAAGCGGTTTCAAAAAATACTTCTGACGATGATGTTCTGGTGCACCACATGTATTGTGATAGCATGCAGAGGTTTAGGCAAGACGTTTCTCAGCGCGATTTACTGTGTGACTCGATGCATATTATATCCAGGCACAAAGGTTTGTATCGCGTCGGGAACACGGGGACAGGCTTAGTAAAATAGGCCGCTTTTGCAGTAATGCAAATGACCAATCTATTGAATTGCTGGAATGTCCTTAGAGCCATATTCGCTACAGCGTAGTCTTGAAACATTGACAAGCGCGAAAGCCGAAAAGAATATGGATTGGATAATCAGCAGCCAAGCCCCGAACAGGGGAAGGTTCAACGACTATCCCGGAAGGGAGTAGCGAAACAAGCGACTGGTTTCGCGAAGCGGTAGACCCCATTATTTGGGTGAAGATATAGTCTGGTTCTTGTAGAAATACAAGTAATATCGAAGTGGCGTTCGATAATTTATTACATTTACAGAGGTGTTATTATGCCAAATCCGATTGATTTAACCGGAAAAAGATTTGGGAGATTCGTTGTTGTAAGACGTGCTCCAAATAATAAAGATGGTAGAACTATGTGGCTGTGTAGGTGTGACTGTGGCAATGAGAGGATTGTACTTGGAAAATGTCTTCGTAACGGCCATACACAGTCCTGCGGTTGTTTGAATAAAGACATCGTAAGCAGTGTGTCTTTAAAAGACAGAGTTGGTGAAAGGTTCGGCAGACTTGTGGTATTATCCAGAGCAGAAGATTACACGGCTCCGAACGGCAGCAAGCATGTCCGCTGGCGTTGCAGATGTGACTGTGGAGCAGAGACGATTGTTGACGCATGTCAGCTTACATCAGGCAAAACAAAGTCTTGCGGATGTCTTCGTGATGAAACTCTAAGCGCTGGAACCAATAAAAGACACGGCGGAAGACAAGAAAGGTTATATAAAGTATTTTATAATATGCGAAATAGATGTTATAACCCAAACTCGAAGGACTACCAATACTATGGAGGACGTGGAATTAGAATCTGCGATGAATGGCTAAAGGATTATGCGGCATTCAGAGAATGGGCACTTTTAAACGGATATGACGACAAAGCTGCTCACGGAGAGTGTACTATAGACAGAATAGATGTTAATGGAAATTATGAGCCGTCAAATTGCAGATGGACTAATATGCAAGCACAATCTCGCAACAGAAGAAATGTAATAAATAACAAACGATAAATGTCCTCGAAAAAATTATGTATGAGCTAAAACCTATATCCCCGGAATTATGTGCGGAGATAGACGAGAAGCAATCGAAGGTGAACGGCACCAACGCTCAGATTGTGTTCTTTAACACCAGTGTTATTAAAGTAGTCACGGCGAGCGACAGTGCAAGAGGTAACAGATGCCATGTTCTGCTGTTGGACGAGTATCGTCTTATTTCCAAGAATACGATAGATACAGTTCTGCGTAAATTCCTTACCCTTCGCAGAATGCCCAGGTATGAAGAACTTACCGACGAACAGCGCAAGGAAGAGTATGCTAAGGAAAAGAACATGACTATGTATCTTAGTTCGGCATACTTTAAAGACCATTGGTCTTATACGAAATGCCTGGACGCATTTAAAGCTATGATAGACCCGCAAAGAAGACAGTTTGTCTGCGGATTCCCCTATCAGCTTTCGATTCTTGAAGGACTTCTTGATCCCGAAGTTGTAGCCGATGAAATGGCGGAAAGCGATTTCAGCGAAATAAAATGGAGCATGGAGATGTGCGCCGAGTTCTTCGGCTCGGCCGACGGCGCGTTCTTTGATTTCGATTCAATATCAAAGAACAGACATATTCGATATCCAATGCTTCCGAATAATATTTCCGGAAAGGTGCTGGGCTCACAGCAGGTCAGGATTCAGCCCAAGCAAAACGGAGAAATAAGAATCCTGTCTGCCGACATAGCGTTAATGTCAAGCAGGAAAAACAACAACGACGCAACGTCGATTTTTATTAATTCTCTTATGCCGACCAAGGCAGGACGATTTGTAAGCAATATAGTATATGGTGATGCGCAGGAAGGTAAACGAACCGACGATCAGGCTCTTACTATCAGAAAGCTGTATGATGAGTATCACTGCGATTATATAGTGCTTGATGCAAGCGGCCTCGGTATGGGGGTATATGACTGCCTTGCAAGAGACATAGTCGATCCGGAAACCGGGGAGATATATCCGGCGCTTTCGTGCTGCAATAACACCGAAATGGCCGCGAGATGTACGGTTCCCGGCGCAGACAAAGTAATATGGGCTATTAAAGCCAGTGCACAATTCAACTCGGATTGTGCTTTTTTGTTAAGAGAAGGATTCAGAAGCGGAAGAATCAGACTCCTTGTGAACGAATACGATGCGGATGAATTTCTGAGCGAACTGCGCGGATATGGGTCTTTGAATCCCCCGGAGCGAATACTGTTTCAGTTGCCTTATATACACACCACTCTGCTTATAGACGAGCTGGTAAAACTTCAGCATGAAGAAGCCGGCGGGAAGGTGCGTGTATTTGAAAGGTCTGGCATGCGGAAAGACCGGTATTCCAGTTTATCGTACAACTATTACGTAGCTACACAGCTTGAAAATAAATATAATAAGCGCCAAGGAAACAACTGCAATGGAGCGGAAATGTTTGTAATAAGAGCGCCACAACAAAAAGAAAGGACGGTGACAGGGTTTGACGGAAGAAATGGATATTCGGGATGGCAATAATATAGTTAAAAGCGACGATGTACCCGCAGGGCTAATCGGAATTTCGGATCGATTTGCAATAATCAACCGTCTGATTACCAGAGACCTGAACAAGCACACATCTGCGCCGCCTTTTTACATATATAACAAATACGATATAAGAAAATTTCTCAGGCATCCGGGAAAGTACGAAAAGCAGCTTCGCAGAGCTATCAGATATATATATAACGCAAGCTCCCACTTCAGAAGGCTTATACAGTATTTTGCCGGACTTACGGATCTTGCTTATATAGTAGAGCCGTACAGGATAGACCCTCAGAAGGCCAACGAAAGGACTACGAAGCTCAACTACCGCAGGGTGCTAAACACTCTTTCAATAATGAGCATCAAGACACAGGTACCCAAGATTATAACGGTTTGTCTCAGGGAAGACGTCTTCTACGGAACTTTGTGGATAACTCAGGATCATATAGCGATTCAGCAACTGCCAAGTGATTTTTGCCAAATCTCTTCTATTGAAGGAAACGTTCCAAATGTTTCTTTCAATTTCACATACTTTGACATACATGACGACCTTCTTGATAATTATCCCGAAGAGTTTAGGATCAAATACAATATCTATAGAAACAGCAAAGAAGGAGCGCTGTCTCCCTGGATCGAGCTGGACTCCCCTACCTCGTTTGCAATCAAGTGCAATATAGATATCCTCGACTATGCGATCCCTCCTTTTGTGGGTCTTTTAAGAGAAGTATTTGAACTTGAAGACTATAAAGAGCTGAAACTTGCCAGAACCGCGCTTGAAAACTACGCGATGATTTTTATGAAGATACCGCTGAAGGACGGAGAGTGGGGCATCGATCTTAAAAAGGCGAAAGAATTCTGGAAAAACTTAGACGCAGTGCTTCCGGAAGAGGTCGGCTCCGTGCTTACTCCGATGGATATAGGCAAGGTAAGTTTTGAAAAGACTCACACCGGAGACACAGACACGGTGGCGGACGCAGAGCAGGCGCTTTACAGCGCAGCCGGAGTCTCGTCTCATCTGTTTAATAATACAAAGCCGTCCGCCAACGCACTCCTTTTGTCAATAAAGGCAGACCAGGCGATCACATACGGAATCGTAAAAAGCGTTCAGGATATGATCAATCGATTCATTCAGAGCTTGAGCTACGGGAAGAATTTTAAGGTAAATATCCTTGACGTGTCCACATTCAATCGCAAAGAAGTCGGAGACATGTATTTAAAGGCAGCGACATACGGACTGCCCACAATATCTGCGTTTGCGGCGTCGCAAGGCATCGGACAGGCAGAACTGGACAGCATGAGCTTCCTTGAGGGAGAGGTGCTTGACTTGCCTAAGCTGTTTAAGCCATTAAGAAGTTCGGCGCAAATGAGTTCTGACGACGTTGATGGCGGCGGAGCTACGGACGAGGGCGGAGCGCCGCAAAAAGACCCGAGCGAGCTTACAGATAGCGGAGAGCAGTCTTCCGAAGACAAGGATGATTGGGGTTAATGGAGATGGATATGAATAAAAGGTTTATTTACGTTTTTAGTTCGGACGACAGAGACAAACTGTTATCTTATGGATTTGATTTAATAAAATCTGATGAAAGACAACAGGTTTTCATATTTGCAAATCGTTCAGATTTCAAATTTTCAATTGATATAATTGCAAATACAACACTTGTTTTTTCGGACGTCCTGACATTCTAATAAATCACTGCCTGCCTCGCATTAATTGCGGGGCTTTTTCTATAGGGGGTTGAGATGAATAAAGTTCTTAATATGACGTACGCATCATCTCTAACCAATTTGTGCGAAATCAACTCTTCTTTTGACTCGGGCGTGCTTAGGATTGCTTACTCCGGAGAAAACCGGAACAAGAGTTCTATATCCAAGCCTGCTTTTGAGCGGA